CTTTTTCAGTAAAATTTTCTTTTTCAGTAAAATTTTCTTTTTCAGTAAAATTTTCTTTTTCAGTAAAATTTTCTTTTTCAGTAAAATTTTCTTTTTCAGTAAAATTAAAATAACATATTTTCTTAATTGATTCGTAAGAATCACCTGATAGATTTTTATATTTATTATATAAGTATTTTGATAAGTGTAATCGTGGTTTTTTAATAGTAGCAGTTAATGATTTATCATGACGATTAACAATATAAAGTATTTCATTTAAATTTTTATAAAATTTATCATCTTTTAAAAATATGTTTTTTTCATCATTTAAACCGAAAAAATTAGGAGAAAATAAAGCAAAAAATCGATAATAAAAGTGTTCATCTTCGCCAAATTTTTTATTACCAAAAAATCCTAAATTGTTAAAAACAATAATATGAATCATTTTAGAGATCATTGGTAATTTAATATTATAATTTTCATAATATTGTACTGTAGACATTAATAATTTATTTTTTTTCATAAATTTATATTGTTTACAAATACGTGATGAATGAGATATATCATCAGAATCTTGAAATGCAATATATTTAGTATCTAAACTAATATTTTTTAATCCAATATTTTTAGCATAATAACATCCATAATTATTATTTAATTTAATAAATTTTATACGATCATCTAAATTTGAATATTTTTGTATAATTGATGGAGTCAAATCGGTTGATCCATCATCTACTATAATAAATTCATAATTTATATAAGATTGATTTAATATTGATATAATAGCATTATCAATTGTTTTTTCAGAATTATATGATGTCATTATTATAGAAATAAGATCTGAATTAGTAGATATATTATTTTTAATTGTTTTATGTTGATTTGGAGAGATAAAGTTATAAATTATATTAGTATTATTAGGAACACAATTAATAATTTCGCAATTTTCTTTGTTAATATTATAATAAGTAATATCAATTTTATGAATTAAAGACTTTGGAATTATTCTACAGCATAAATTATTAAAATCATTTGAAATTGTTAATTTATTGTTTCTATAATTATAATTTGCTATAATTTCATAATTTAATAGATCAGGATATTTAATATGAATAATATAATCAATATGTAAATTAATTTTTTTAATTACATTTAAAAATGCATATTTTGAATCATTTACATAAATGATATCTGCATTTTTAATTTTTACATTTTTAGATGTTATTATACAGTAAATAAAATTATATTTTTTTTTTTTAAGTTCAATAATTATATTGTCAAGTTGCTGAGGATTCATAATATTTAAATCTAGTTCAAATAAAGCTAAATAACAATTAAGCATACTATTTAATAAAAATAAAATTAATTTAAATTATCTAATTTAATTTAATTTTATTTAAATTAAATAAAATTAAATATTTATTTATCGTAACTTATATCATCAATATTTATATCATTTGAATTGATGTTATTATGTTCAATTTCATTTGAATAATTAATAGTATTTAGTTCATTATTGTATGAATCAGATAAATTATTACAAACTTCATACTCTTCAGATGAAATTATTTTATTACTTTTAGTCCCTTTACCAATAGATTTAATAAATAAATTATTATTTTCTATATTATATTTTTTATTTATTAAATTAAAAAGTTTATTTAATTCTTGTTTAATTGATTTAATATCATTTTTTAAATATAGTATTTCACTATAAATTTTATTATTGCAAATATTTGATTCACTATTAATTTCAGAAACACTATGTAAAGATGATGTATTTTCTTCTGTATTTAATTGATCACTGATATTTTGTAAAAAAGATTTATCTTTATTTTTATCTATATCGTTTAATTTATAATATTTTGCTTCAGTTATTCTATTTCGGAATCTATTTTCATTTTTGCCATAGTTTTTATAATGCTGAATTGCTAATTTTTTATTATTAATACCTAATAATTTCAAATCATCATAACGTTCAATATAATATTTCCAGTCAAATTTATTAGAACTCATAATTTTATTATATATTTAATAGGTAAAAAAAAAATTAATTTTATTTAAATATATATATGAATATCGTTGAAGCATATGTTGAACAGTTTGGTTTTTTTTATGTAATGTTTACAAGTATTGACCATAAATTATTAAAAGAAGTTGTTTATAACTTATCAAATGATTTTAATGCTCAATTTATTGATGCATTTTCAATAATGGAAAATGTTGAAGATATCGATAAAGAAAGATTATCTGAGTTATTAAGTGGAAGAAATCCCGTTAAATTTATAATAGCTCCAATATTTCCTTCTAGATTTACTAAAGTTAGAATTAGTTTTCACATAAATTTATCGTTAAATGATACTTTAATATCAACAAGGAATATAAAAAGAGATTTAGTTAATTTAGAAAATACATATAAAAATGACTCTTTAATTCATAAGTATTTTAATGTATCTAAATATACAAATGATAATAAGAAATTAGATGATGATATATTTAATATATTAATCAAAAGAATAAATAAGAAGTTAGATGATGGTGATTATGAAGATAAATTAAAACAAGATGACTTTAAAGAATTTAAAACAGAAAAGATAGTAAGTAAAAGATATGATCATAATAAAAAAGAGGAATACTTAGAGGAGAAAAATAAGAAAGTTGATGAAAAAATATTTGAAGATATGGATGATAGTGTACCAAGTGAATCAATAGATGAAGATAAATATGTTAAAACAGAAGATGTAAATTCTGATGATGAAAAAGATGAATATGGTGATAATATTTTATTACCGACAAAGGATTTTTCAGATTTAGATGTATTTGATAGACATTATCAATATTATGAGGGTGGTGGGTATATAAGTGGGACAAGGGAAATTAAACATGAATATGGGATATCTGGGAAAAGATTGATAAAAAAAAATGAAATTAAAAGGCGCTTAAAAAAATGATAATATAATATATAAATGTCCAAGTTAAATTTAGATATTAGTAAGATAAGTCATTTAAATGATGATAGCTTTATGCCAAATCATTTGCATATGAAGTTTAAGGGATCAAATGTTAACCATGTATTATTGAATGTTTTAAGAAGAGTTATGATGGAAGATATTCCATCATTTGCATTTAATAAAGATAATATTAATATTTCAAAAAATTCTTCAGTTTATAATAATGATTATATGAGAAATAGATTAGAAAATATACCTTTAATAGATGTTAATTTTAAATTAGATCTAGAAGAATATAATAGTCTTCGTAAGTATACTAGAGGGAGAAAAGCTTTTGAAGAATATATTGAGGAAAATGAGGATGATAATGAAAATTTTTTTACAATATATTCAAATATAAAAAATGATAAAGATACATTTATGAGTGTAACATCAGATGATATAGAATTTTTTGATGGGGAGAAAAAAGTAAAATCATTTTATAAAAACCCTATTTTGATTATTAGATTAAAGCCAGGAGAGGAATTTGAATTTTCAGCAAAGGCAGATAAAGGAATTTCTTTAAATCATTCAAGATATTCAGTTGTAGGAATGTGTTGTTATGAAATGATAAATGAAAATGAATTTATATTCAAGGTAGAGCCACGTGGTCAATTATCTATATCAGAAATTTTAAGTAGAGCATGTAAAATTATTAGATATAGGATAGAGTTAATTTTGAATAAAATTAAAAAAATTAAATTTACTTCAGATAATCATGGAAAAATTATTTTAAATAATGAAGATCATACATTTGGTAATTTAATTGCCAGAGGACTTCAGGATCATAAGAATATAGAATTTGCAGGATATAAATTAGATCATTTATTAATTAGAGACGTAACAATTGAGTATGTTACAAACGGTGGAAAGACAATAAATGAAATATTAGAAGATGTATTATTAGGATATCTAAAAATTTATACTGAAGTAGAAGATAAATGTAGTAAATTATAATAAATACAGTAAGATTGTATCTATATTTTAATAAATTTAATATATAGATACAATTAGTTAATATTTCAGATGCTGAAGATAATTATAAATATAATTATTATATTTATAATTTTTTTAAGATATTAATTAATATCTTAAAAATTGACTTAAATGCTTAAAAAAATTGACTTAAATGCATGTTAATACAAATTAATATCATAACAAAATGGCTACAAATAATTCAGAAGTAAATGACTATATAGATGTTACATTAAGTAATAATGATACTTTACGTGATAAAATACATGATATCCATAATTTTTTGCGTAACAGTGGTGTAGGTTATGGGATGACTGCATTAAAAATATTTAATCTTTTTTATGGATTAAAAAAAATAGAATTGAATGGTAATTTTAAAAAATCTAGTTTAGATGAATGTTGTAAATTTTCAAATATATTAAAAGAATTTAATAATAATACTGAACTAGGTAATGAAAATATAAAAAATAATATATTAAAAGCAATTTCTAATAATAAAAAGTTAAAATATATGCTTTTTTATCTTTTACCAAATTCTATAAATGCAGAGGTTTTAAAAAAATTAATTAATTTAATAGAAGAATTATGTAATATGGAAGATAAATTAAATGTTCAGTTATCAGGTAAAATATATGAATATTTTATTGGCCGTGATGAAACAGCTATTAGTGAATTAGGAGCATATTTTACTGATAGACATATTACACGATATATTTATGAAACTCTACTAAAACCAAAATTAGATAGTGAAAACAATGTAAATAGTATGATAGATATGTTTGGTGGATCCGGTGGATTTACTGTTGGATATATTGACTATCTAATGAAAAATTATAATGAAATTCAATGGGATACTCAAATTAAAAAAATAAATCATTTTGATATGAATGAAGATGTTATTAAATCAGCAATGTTAGAATTTTATTGTTTAACAGGTGAGTTTTCAGATAAAGATAGTATGAAATGTGTAAATTCTTTTCAATATGATTTTAACAATAAAAAATATCATTATATTATAACTAATCCACCTTATGGTGGAGATAAAAATAAGAAATCAGAATATGATCTTAATTTAGAACTTATTAAAAAAGAAATAGAATCAGAATTTAAGACAAAATATAAAGTAAGAAATATGAAAGAAGTATTAAAGTTAGAAAGTAACTTATCAGAAAGTGAAATTAAAACAAATAAACAATATAATTTAATTTGTAAAAAATTAAAACAGATTGAAAATGAAAAGAATGATAAAAATGTAAATTTAGCAACATCTCATGATATTTATAAAGAATATGCTGAAAAACATGGTTTATATGGTAATGATAAAGAAGCAATATCGTTAATTATGATGATGGTATTACTTGAAAAGAATGGAACAGCAATAGGTGTTTTAAAAGAAGGAATATTTTTTGATAATAAATATTCATCATTAAGAAAGTGTTTAGTAAATAATTTTAATGTAAAAACTATTGTTAGTATTCCAGCAGATCAATTTGAAAATACAGCAACAAAAACATCCATAATTGTTTTTGAAAATACAGTTAAAAAAACTTCAAAAATAGAATTTTATAATTTAATTATAAAAAAGGACTCTAAGACAACTGTAATAAAGAATGAAAATGGTATATATAAAATTGGTTCTATTAAGGATAAAATAACAAATGTTTACCATGAAAAAGTATCATGTGTAAATTTAGATGACATTATCGCAAATAAATATTCATTTAATAGTAAAAATTATAACAATAAAGAAATTAAATGTAATAATAATTATAAGATAGTTAAATTAGATGAAATTTGTAATTATTTGTCTAAAAGTAAACATGATGCATCATTTGGATCTTCATTAGGTAAATATAATTTTTACACATCAAGTGATAATATAAAAAAATGTGATGTTGCAGATTATAAAGAAGAGTGTATAATTATTGGAACAGGTGGAAATAGTTGTATTCACTATAATAAAGATAAGTTTAGTTGTTCAGCTCATACATTATTGATAGAATTTAAGAATATTAATACAAAATATATGTATTTTACACTTTTATCATATTGGGATATTTTAAAAGATAAAATGCATGGTACAACAATTAAACATGTTACCAAGGAAATGTTATCTAACTTTAAAGTTCCAATATTAAAATCAAATGATAAAGTGAAATTTTGGGTTGATAAAATTTCAAAACCCTTTGATAAAAAAATTATGAATATTAAAAACATAGATGAGTTAGAGAGTTTTATTCAAAATAAAATAGATTATTTTTATAGTAAAGAAGATTGTGATGAATTAGAATTTAATGATATTTGTGAATATATAAAAACTGGTAAAAATAAAACACCAGACGATAAGAATGGAACATTATATCCATATTATGGTACATCGGATATTACTGGATATACTGATTATTATTTATTTAGTGGAAAACATATTTTAATTGCACGAAATGGTACTATGGGTAACTGTTTTATAGCAGATGGTAGAATTTACCCAAGTGATCATATTTTTGTAATTAAAAATAAAGAAAATATTAATATAAATTTTATGTACTATCTAGTTAAAAAAATGTCAAATAAAATAGATGAAGAATCTTGTGGATCTACAATTAAGGGAATCTCAAAAGATAAGTTATCTAAAATTAAAGTAAAAATTCCAAAAAATAAAGAACTTATAAAAGATCTTGATTCAATATTTGAAAAGATTTCTAATTTAAAAAATGAAGTAAAATTATGTGATGAGCAATATAAGAAATATATTAAGGAATTATATGAAGATGCATTAATTAAAAATCAAGATAATATTATAGATGATTCAGATGAAGAAATAATTAAAGAGGTAATTTCTATAGATAATGAAATAGATGTAAAAAAATTAAAAAGTAAAAAGAAGAATAAAATAAAAAAACTCAAAACAATGAGTACTGAGATTTAATTTTCAAAAAGCCAATTTTCATTAGATGAATCTAATTCATTTATAATACCTTTAAAATCTTCATTATGATAGAAATAAGAAGGTTCAATACATAACTTTTTGTCAAGGTTACACATATTAATATATTTATCTACTGTATTAATATTTTTACTATTGCAATATTTAACCCATTCATCTTTGGACTGAATAAAATTAGAGCAGTCAATATTTAGATAATCATACCAACCATTCCATACAGAAATAGGAAAAGGTGGTTTTAAATCAATATGTTTATCTAAATTATTTTTAAAGTCTTGTACACTACTAAATTTATTTTTATTATATTGTTTATGGTAATTATATATTTCATTCCATTTTGGTTTTGAGTTAAAACATGATCTTGTATATAATTTTAATTTTAATTTTAATATTTCATCTTTATTTTCTGTTAAACTTATTGAAGGTTCAAAATGAGAATATGAATTACTAAAATTTGTATTTATTTCTACCAAATTTATTTTTTGCTCAATACAATTATCTGAATTACTCATTTTAGTTATTATATTTTGTAATTTATCATTATCATTATCTAAATCTGGATTATAGGGAATAATAATAGATGCAATTTTATTTAAATCATTAATATCAAGTCTATTAGGTCTTAAACATGATTGAACAATTCTTATATCAGATGACATTTTTTCTCCAATTACAATACCATTTAATTTTGGTAGATCAAAACCTTCACCAAAAATGTAAACACATGATATTATACCATATTTAGAATTTGAAAAACTTTGAATTTCTTGTGAAAAATTTAAATCACTTTTACTATCTAAGTTTTTATGATATAAATCCGATCTTTGAATTTTAAATATATTTTTTGATATCAATATATTTATTAATTCATTTAAGATTTCAGATGATTCGCATTTATTTGTATATACTAGTAAATGTGTATTATAATTACTTTCAATACTTTTTAGTGCACAAATAGCGGCAAGTAATAATTCATTAAAATTAAAATTATTACTAGATCTGATTTCATTAGAACTTAATATATTTAATATTTCTGTATCATTATTTTGGAAACAAATAATATTGTAATCAGTAATTTTTTTATTATTTATTGCCCATCTAACAGACCGTTCACTAATTAGTTTACCAAATTGTTCTTTATTTGACATAGTATAAATATCTTCACAATTACTTTCTAATTCTTTTGATGTAGCAGTCATAAATAATGTTTTTTTTGATTTAATTTTATGAAAGTCAGTAAATGAATTTGTATAGTGATTTTGAGAATTAACTAAGTGATGACATTCGTCACCAATTTTCATATCTAATATATAATCAAAATTTAAGATCTTATGACATGAATGATATGTAGAAATTATAATTTTATAAGTTTGTTTTGAATTCATATAATCTTCTAAATTATCTAAATTATCACATATTTTTAGTTCACCAAAAACATTTCTTATAGCACCACAAAATTGGTCTTTTAAATATAAACTAGGTACACATATTAATAAACTTTTATATTCTAATGCATGCCAAATAAATAGAGATTCATAAGTTTTTCCTAAACCACATGACCATAAAATATGACCGATATTATTTGATTTAAAATATTCTATTGCTTTTAATTTATCTTCTTCCTGATAATCAAAAGGTTTAATTTTACATTCTAACTCTGATATTTTTAGATTTTCTAATTGTCTTTGTATTTTATCATTTTGTACTTTATTACTTTGTATTTTATCATTTATTTGTCTTTCAATATCATTAATATTAACCAATTCATATTTAATATTATTTTTTTGGAAATATAGCTCTATTTTATCTTCAATCTCTTTTAAGTAATATTCAGTACCTGATCCTCTATATGAATTTAAATTATAAAATTCATTTTGTAAATTATATTCTATAGAGTTCCATGATTCTTCTGTTTTCCATATTTTTATAAATTTACACTTCTCATATTCCCCAGTAATATATGTACAGCCTCTATTAATTATATCACTAGATCCTCCTAATTTATAAACATATTTATGATGTTGGTCTCGTAAATATATATAGTTATTATTGTTCATTTTGTTTAATATAATAATTAATACCTAAAATTACTTAATTCAATTTTTACCATTTATTTTAAATAATATTATTAAAGATAAATGATAAAAAAATGCAGTAATTGTGATGAGAATAACATTAATTTAGTAAATTTAGACTGTAATCATAATTTATGCTTTAAATGTCTTTATAAATTAAAAAATAATTATTGTCAATTATGTAATAATCCTTTAAACGAAGAGTTAATCACATTAAAAAATTCATTTAATATTTGTTTAAAGATTTATGAAGAGTTTAAATCTTCCTAGTTGGAAATAGAATTACTTCTTTTATACTATCTATATTATTAGTAAGTAGCATACATAGTCTATCAATTCCCATACCCCAGCCTCCAGTTGGTGGTAATCCATGTTCTAATGCTTCAACAAATTCTTTATCAATTACATGAGCTTCATCATCTCCCTTATTTTTATCTTTTTGTTGTTCATTGAATCTTTGAAGTTGGACAGCTGGGTCGTTAAGTTCCGTATATGCATTACATAGTTCCATTCCTGCAATAAATAGTTCAAACCGTTCTGTTAATCTTGGATCATTTCTATGCCATTTAGCTAATGGTGACATAATAACTGGATGATTAATAATAAATGTTGGATTCCAACATAATGGTTCTATGTAAATTTCTGTTAATTTATCAATTAGTTTTGAAGTAGTAGTTGCTTCAGGTAATTGATATTGTTTATTATTAAAATACTCAATTAGTTGATTGTTAAACTCTTCTGTAGATAAATCATTAGGGAATGTCATATTCATAATTTCTTCAAGAAATGGGATCATATCAATAACTTGAAATGGTCCCTCAAAGTTTAATTCTTTTGTTTCACCTTCAACAGTAGTTTCAAATTTATAAGAATCTTTAATTGAAAGTGCTAAGTTACTTAGCATATGTTCAGTCATTTTCATTAAAGTATTATAATCTTCATATGCGGAATAAAGTTCAATAGAGGTAAATTCTGGATTATGAGTTGTGTCAATGCCTTCATTACGAAATTGTTTTCCTATTTCATAAACTTTATTTAATCCCCCTATAACCAATTCTTTTAGTTTTAGTTCAGGTGCAATTCTCATAAACATATTTTGTTTTAAGTCATTATGAAATGTAATAAATGGTTTTGCAGCAGCTCCTCCGTGTTTAATATCTAATATAGGAGTTTCAACTTCAATAAAATCTTCATTATTTAAATAAGTTCTAATATAGGATATTATCTTAGATCTTGTAATAAATGTATTTCTAGTATTTTTATTGATTTGTAAATCTAAATACCGTTTCGAAATTCTGGTATCAATATCTTGAATACCATAATGTTCTTTAGTTAAAGGATGTAAACAGGGTGTTAATAAAGTTAAAGATTGTGGGAAAATAGATAATTCACCTTTTTTTGATTTACCAATAAATCCTTTAACTCCAATGATATCTCCTCTATGTATAATAGTATTAATTTCATTAAATGATAGTGTATCATCTGTATAAAAGTTACAACTTGCCATAATTTGAATACTAAAATTATCATCTTCTAAAGTATAAAAAACAAGTTTTTTACCACTAGAACGTTTTAAGATAACTCTTCCTGTAGTACTAATTGTTATATTTTCTTTATGTTCACCATCCTCAAGTTGATCTTGATATATTCTTAATTGTTTAATTGTATTAGTTTTTAGATAGAAATGTGGATATGGATCTATATTTTTATTTTTTAGGTTTTGAATATCTTGAATTCTTTGTTCATAATAGTTTTGTGTATTTTCCATTTCTACACTCATTTTATGTATATTTATTATCTTATTATATGTAAGTTAACTATATATATTTATTATATCAATTTTTAATGCATATATTTAAAAAAAGTATAGAAATACAAAATTTAATTTTAAGTAATATAATATATTTTTCTGAAAAAAAAAATATATACTATTATATATATAATGTCAAGCGATAATTCTGATAAATTTAATAGAAGAAGACCTATGGACGATAAAAATAGCTCGAATGTTGTAGATAATGAAGTTAGAAAATTAATTAAAGAAAATCCTAACCACATTTCACAAACTGCTATGTACAAATTAAGAGAAAGATATGGTGATCAAGAATTACTTGATCAAATCCAAGATTCTTTTGTTGAAAGAACTAGAGAAGTAAGAAAAAGAGCCAAAAAATTTGCAAAAATGATCTCTGAAAGATATTCAGGATCTAACTACCCACTACACATTCTTTTAAAGAAAGCTTTAAAATACAAAAAGAAATATACTTTATCTGATGCTGAATTCGAAGAATTCAGAAGAGTATATGAACAATCTTTAACTGGTGTAGAAGAAGCTCAACATGTAAGTGTTACAGTTCCATTCACTAATATGAGCCGTGCTTTAGGTCAAGGTATGGTTGATGTTGATGATGGTATGAAATTCGATGATAAAGATTACGATACTATCCAAAAAATGTTAAGATTATACAATGAATCCAAAGCAACCCATGCTCAAGTAGTAATCCAATCAATGACATATGAAGATTGTGCCGCTCAAGCTTTAACTGGTCAATACAACCCAGAAAGACACAACCCACACTGCTGCATTCACCCAGTAATTGCTGCTCTTTTCATTCCTAAAATTTCTTTATTCGATACTCATATGTTACAAGCTAACATTGCATACATTGTTAAACAAAGATACACTAAACAACAAATCTTAACATCTACTGATTATGATTTATTCTATGATATGATCAGTGATCCCAATGATGTTGTATGCTCATCTGAATCAGCAGTTGTTGATTTATTCAACAGAGCTCAATTACAATCCAATTTATGGCATTCAGTTGTAAGTTTAAGAAATGGTAGATACTATGATTGCAACCATACTAACTTTATGTTAGCAATTGATAATTGTAGAAGACACAGTGCTGATAGTCCTGATTTAATGTACGAAGGTGATGAAGGAACAGTAATTCAAAGGTTATTTGGTGCTTTCTCTTTAAGACCAACAATTGTTGCCACAAGTCCATTACATAATGTTATGTCTGCTCAACCAATGAGAGCAAGCAGTGTAATGCCTAAAGTAACATCTATTCCAATGGTAACTTTAAGATTACCTGCAATGAATGCTCAATTAGGAGCTAGTGAATTAAGATTAGAAGATGCATTACATATGTCTCAATGGTATGTTGAAGATGGATCAGTTGTCCCAAGAAATCAACAAATCATTTACTCAAGAGATGTATTAGTATTCTACATTCCAAGAAGAGCCCATACATTAAATATTGGTAAATTAATTAGACCACAATACTTCCATAGATTACCAAGAACTGTTGCTGGTTTTGATAGAATTAATAACACTAAAGTAGTATTCGAACAACAAGTACAATTACCAAATGGAAACCATACTTATGACTTAAGATCAGTTGTTTGTGTTGAAATTAACGACTCTCAAGCATATAGTATTAATGGACAAAAAGTTGATGCTGCCAATGGTTTAATTACTGGTTGCTCATCTGTAATTGTAAATAGACATGAATCAGGTAATATGCAATACTACTGGTACAACCCAAGAAATGCTGCTATCGCTACTGGTGATCTTTCAAGTCTAGGTACAGATGGCGCTTCTAGAATCGACGCTGCTAGAAATTTATTCTCTAGACCTGTATCCTTGTTAAGTGAAGGAGGAAATGGAGAACAAGAAGATTTCTTAACAAAAGCTCAACATAAGGGAGCAATCTTCGTTTACCAACAAGCTTCTTCATCTGTTCCAGAAAGCATAATGAATTATTAAATAAAATACTTATATTTTTATAAATTTATAAAATTTATAAAATTTATAAAATTAATAAAAGGTAGAACTATAACTTGGTAATGTTTTATTACCAGCCGAATTAACATTAATTGGTAAATCATTAATAGGTGGGGGATTATTAATATCTTCTAAGAATTTCTTTTTTATTTCAATATTCTTAATAATCATTGGTTGTAATTCGTTAACTACCATATCATTTAATTCCTTAATTTGAATTGTTATATTATAAGGTAAATGTTTTGCATTTTCATTAAACATATATTTCATTACTGTAGTTATAGAATTATTATTTTGAAAAGGAATAATATATTTTTTTTTTGAATAATTATAAACTCCTAAAACTAATTGTCTTTGTATTATTTCAATATTTGCGTCTGAAAAGAATAAGTCAGTTAATAAATACCCTTGATAATCAGGATTATCACTACTTATCCTATCACTATATTCCTTAAAATAATCATTACGATGTGAACTAAGAAGTAAAAAGCTATTATTTTCAATCTTAATTTTAGAATTATTAAAATCTTTTAGATCCATAGTATATATATATTAAATATATAAATTATATATTTAATTTAATTTTATTTAATCAATTCTATAAGTTTCTAATAATTCATCTTCACCTAATTTAACTTCATTTGCCTTATATTTTTGTTCAATAGGTTCTAATGATTGATACTCAAATAAATTATCTACTGGGATATTTTCTGACACTATATCAGAATTAAAGTTTTTAAGATCTTGCCTTGTAAATACTACATCAAATGATGGCGCGGAAGTTGATCTAGATTTTAACATTACCCATACATATGATGATCCTTTTGACATTGCATACATTGTACCTGGTATTGGATTAGGAACAGGGATACTAGTGTTTAATCCTTTTTCCATTTCAGTTGTAGATACTGGTGTACCGATGCGATTATGTAAAAATGTAGACATAAAATCATGAATTATTTCTTTTAGGACAGTTTCTCCTGTTATAGGCGCTGAACCAGATGATGGATTTAATTTATTATTTATACTATCTAAAACAGTTAGAATTATATCATCAGGTTTTATTCCTCCATTATTTGTAAAAGCTAATGAAAATTTATCTTTATTAAAGATATTTTTAATATTATTTAAATGCATCTCATCAAATTGTTGTTTATAAGTAGTTCCTCCTATAGGAACTGGTGTTCCAATAGCTGACCTATCAATTATTGGAGTATTTCTATTACCTTGATATGTAGGATCAACATTACCATAAACTTTAAAGATATCTCTATCATTATTACTTTCAGGATTTGACCAAACTCCACCAGAAGTTCTATCTTTTTCAATATCTTTATAATTAGAATCAATTAATAATAAAAAGCCCTGATTTGGTATATAATATTGAAAACCATCTATTATATATTTCCAGTAACCTACAGTTTGTTCATTATTCATTAAATCTTTTATATATACATTATCTTCTAATGTCATATCAAAGAATGTTATTTCTTTTAGTTGCATAACATATAATGCTACCAATAATTGGAATATTATATTCATCCAAACATTAGTAGGATGATAACCTGTTTGAATCATAGTTTTAACAGGCCCTAATACTTCATGTTGATATGTTTTAGTTGCCCATTGAATAATATTATAATTTGGTGCTTCAGTTAAAATTAATAAGCATCTATGAGCTGATTTATCTAAATCAGCTAATTTAATCTCTATTTGACCATTATTTTTTATTTTTAATGATAAATTAATTACATCTTGCTCTTTTTTAGAAAATTTTTTATTTTTAAATTCAGTTGTATCAGGAACTCTGTCATTTTTATTATTAACTAAATATCCTAAAGCATCGAAATAATATGGACTACCATCCATAGTTAAGGTCATTAGCGGACCTTCAGATAAGTATTTCTTAAAATGATTTTGATATTCTAATTGTAATGATTCTTTTTTAGCTTCATCAATTGTATTTTTTAGTGGTTTACCATATCCATCAACTTGACCATATTTATTTTGAAGCCCTTTTAATCCCTTAAAGTCAATATCAGTTCCTCCAGAAATGAACCATGAGTAAATTACTGGAAAGTTCGGACAGATTTTCTTTTTTAATATTTCTTCTTTTACATATTCATAAAATCCAACTTCTCTCCATAAATTAAATTCTTTATGTTTCATTTCATTATTTCCTTTATTTAAATGTCTTATGTTGTACTCAGCAGTTGTCATTTCGTAAATTCTTAAATTTAACCCAATACTATATTTTGAACATGTAGTTCTTTTTGTAGTTGGATCTAATTTCATTGGATAGCAAGACCTATACATTAACATTTTTTTAGGTAAACTTAAATAAGGGTTATTAGTTAATCTACTATTATGGTATGGATTTAAATCAAGTAATTTTAAATAACTTAATAAATTTTTTCTATTTGTAGTTTCCATGATATTACTTTCATTTAAATTAATATCTTCTCCATCACCAATTCTAACTAGAACCTGTCTTACATAATTATAAATTATTAACCTTTCTTCTAATGTAATACTTGTGTTACTATATTTACCTCCACCTGTATTTGGTAACATATCTTCATATAAATCAGCTAATTTTACATGATCGCCTACAGGGTTTGGCAATGAGATATTATAATTTTTTACTACTGGTACATTATTTGGAACATACCAGTATGGATTTTGATTGGTCATCCCAGTACCTTGAACATATGGATATCCATCTGGTAAATATTGATTTTGAATTGGTACAAATGCAGAAGGATACATGCCTTGATTATGTGGCATAGGAGGTTTCATAATATTATTTAATTTAAATTCAACCATTGGTGGTTTTTCTTTTGGAGCATGATTTGTTTCATTATATCTTGCTGTTCCTATATCTTTTTCTTCACGGCTTTTAAAAGG